AAAAGATGCTTTAAGACTACAAGCACTTCAAGAGGGAACAGAAGAATTTGCAATAGCAGAACAACAAAGAATAGATAATGAGGTTTTAGGTTTAATAAAAAGTGCTGAAATACAAAACAGAAAAACCGAAGATGAAAAAGAAAATGCAGAAGCAAGAATAAGAATAGCAGAGGCAGAGTTCCAAGCCAAACAAATGTTATTAGATGGTATTAGTGGCTCATTAGATGCAGCAAGTGAATTAGCAGGTAAAAATACAGCAGTAGGTAAAACACTAGCAGTAGCATCAGCTTTAATAGATACGTATGCAGCGATAGCAGGTAATTTAAAAGCGTTTGCTGGAGTGCCAATTCCAGGTTATGCAATAGCACAATCAATAGCAACTGGTTTAGCTGGTTTTGCAGCAGTAAAAAACATATTAGCGGTTAAAGTTCCTGGAGGTGGTGGAGGTGGTGCAAGTGCAAACTTTTCAAGTTCTTCAACTCCACAAGCACCATCATTTAATGTAGTAGGCACAAGTGGAGTAAACCAATTAGCACAAACTTTAGGTAATGATGAAACACCTATAAGAGCGTATGTAGTAGGTGGTGATGTAACAAGCCAACAAGAGTTTGATAGAAATGTAATTGAAACAAGCAGTATATAAAAAAAAGGCTAGAACTTAATCCAGCCTTTTCCCCCTTAAACTATACTACTAACTAATAAAATGAAAAATTTAACTTACTTCAATATTACAAAACGTTTTTAAATAAAACAAAAATAATTTAATCTTTTTGTACAACATTAACATTTATACGTTTTATAGTTGTATGAAAGTATATGAAGCAGTTTTAGGCAACGACGAAACGCAAGGTGTTTATGCACTTAGCGTAGTAGAGAATCCAGCTATGGAGGATGAATGGATTGCATTAAGCGAACACCCACAAAAAATAGAGTTGGCAGAGGTAAGCGAAGATAAACGTTTATTACTTGGTGCTGCTCTTATTCCAAACAAGCGCATATATAGAAATATTAATGATAATGAGTTTGAAATGTTTTTTAAAGAAGAAACAATAGAACGGTTATCACATAATTTCTTCAAGCAACAAAAAAACAATAATTCATCTTTAGAACATGAATTAAAGTTGGAAGGTATGAGTGTAGTGGAATCATGGACTGTAACAGATCCAAAGAATGATAAATCTGTAAATTTTGGCAAAGAATATCCAAAAGGCACATGGGTAACTATGATGAAAGTGGATAACGATGATGTATGGACAAAAGTAAAGAATGGCGAAATTAAAGGATTTTCAATAGACGCATTATTAGGATTACAACAAATAAATTTAAATAAACAAGAAATGACTGAAGAAGTAAAAAAAGGCATTGTTGATGATGTTATCAACGGTGTTAAAGCATTTTTCTCTAAGCCAGAAGAAACTACTGAAAACATTGAAGTACAATCAGAAGAAGTAGTAGAGGTTCAAGAAGAAGAATTTGACAAAGAAGCATTTATTGCAGAAGTTATTGAAACTATTAAAACTCAATTTTCAGCACAAGCTGATGAAGCAGTAGAGGCAGTTAAAGTTGAATTATCTACTAAAATTGATGAATTAACTAAAGAAAACGAGGCTTTAAAAGCAGAATTAAACAAGCAACCAGAAGTAGAGGCTATTAAGCCAAAACCAGAATCAGGAAGCAAACAATTAGAATTAAACAAAAACGCAGGTATTAAAGACAGAGTATTTTACAACCTTGCAAATAACCTTTGGAATTAAATAAATAAAAAGAAATGGCAACAACAGAAACAGTAAGTTCAAATTATGCTGGCGAAGCAGCAAACAGGTTCTTTTCAGGTGTTTTATTATCTCCTACATCAATCGCTAACGGTGGTGTAAGTGCATTACCTGGAATTAGATACAAACAAAATTTACCAAAATTAGATTTATCTGGTATTATCGCAGATTCAACTTGTGATTTTACAGATGTAGGAACAGTAACACGTTCAGAAAAAGTTTTAACAGTAGAAGAATTTGAGGTAAATCTTAAATTATGTAAATCTACTTACAGACCAACATTTGATAACATGCAATCAACAGCACACGCTGGGCTTGCTCCATCATTTGCAGATCATTTAGTAGGATTAGTAGGTGCTAATATTGCAGCATCAAGAGAAACAACAATCTGGCAAGGTGCAGCAGCAACAACTGGAGAATTTAATGGATTTGAGGCATTATTTACATCAGAAGCGGCTCAACCAGCAGCTTATGAGATTGCAGGTACTACTTTAAGTGCTGCTAACATTATCGCACAATTAGGTTTAGTACGAGATGCAGCTTCTACTGCTCTTTATGCTCGTGAAGATTTTGCAATTAGAATATCAACAGCAGCTAAGAAATTCTATATTTCTGCAATGGCAGCTTTAGGATATATGGATAAATTTCATGTGGATCAAACACCTTTAAATTTTGAAGGTATTCCATTAATCCATTGTGCTGGTTTAAGTGACGATGTTATGTTCGCTACTTATTCTGGAAACCTTTGGTATGGATTCGGTGAGGCTGGAGATGCTCAAAGAGTAGATGTAATAGACCAATCACCTTTAGATGGTTCTAACAATGTACACGTAGTTGCTAAATGGGCAGATGGTGTTCAGGTGGCTAATCCACAAGATGTAATTACTTACGGAATCACAAACGCAGGTAACTAAGAATAATTAATTAACAATAAAAACAAGGGTGGTGTAGTTTATCTGCTCACCCTTTTTTTAAACAAAAAAATATAAAAATATGGCTTGTGTATTAACAACAGGAAGAACAGAACCTTGCAAAGATGCAGTAGGTGGTTTAAAGACCATTTATTTTTATGATTTTTTAGAGGATGCGTTTACTATTACAGCAGGAGAGGCAACAGCGATGAATGTTAGCTTAACTGCTGCTTATAAATACGACTTATTAAGTGATGATAACAATTTAGAAGAAGTTGGAACATCAGACCAACAAACTGGCACTTATACGGTAGCTCAAACAGCAACATTCTCTTTAAAAAAGCAAGATAAAGATACAGCAAACGAAATAAACTTACTATCAAAAGCACGACCAGGAGCAGTTGTTTTAGATAGAATGGGTAATTATAAAGTAATTGGATTAAGTGATGGATTAGTAATTAGTGGTACTGGTGTATCAGGAGGTGAAAAAGCATCATTTAACGGATATAATCTAACAGCAATCGCAACAGAAGTAGCTTTTGCACCAACTTTAGATTCAACTACTGTAACAGCATTTTTAGCAGTAGTTAGTGGAACACAAATAAACCCTTAGTTTTAGTTTTCATATCGTTCTTAAAAGGTTATTATTTTATATAATAGCCTTTTTTTATACAAAAAAACGATTATTACGTTATATAGGCATGATTGTATTAACAGCATCAGACACTACGCATAATATCTACTTAACACCTAGATATTACAATATTGATAACACGCACACACTATCTATAAAAGATGATGATACTTTAATTAGTGTAACTCCAGCAGTTACAAGAGTATTAACAAATGGATATATTAGATACACTTTTGATTTAACAACATCAGAGGGTAAGAGTTACGATTTTACAATTACAGATGATACAACAACAAACGTTTTACATAGAGGTCAATTTTTTGCGACCAATCAAGTAACGCAAGATTATAAAATAAATGAGTGATTATAAAAGAAAATCAAACGACATCGAGTTAATACAGTTATCAAACTATGTTAAACCAGAGGTAAAAGAGTATTTAGGTCGTAAATGGGTTTTGAATGGCGATAAAAATTCATTCTTTCAATACATTATAGATAGATACAATGGTAGTGTAACAAATGAAAGTGTTATAAATACTTTTTGTGAATTAATCTATGGCAAAGGTATATCAATAAACGGTACTAATGAGGTTTATAATGAGTTAAACGAGATATTCAACAAAAGAGAACAAAAAAAGTGTATAGCAGATAGAAAAATATTTGGTCAATATGCAATGCAAATACTACGTGCTAAAGGTGGTGGTATTGCTAAAATACTTCATTTACCTATGGATAAAATAGGCATGGAGTTAGCAGATGAAAATGGCGATGTAAATAATATTTACTATTGTGATGATTGGAGCAACCCAACAAAATATAAGCCTACAAAATATCCTATTTTTAAAGGTAAAATGACTGAAAGCATCATGGTTAAAATGGTGCAACCTTACAAACCTGGTAAATTCTACTTTAGTGATCCTGATTATATGGCTTCTTTGCAATATGCAGAATTAGAAGAAGAAATATCAAACTTTAGTATTAATCACATTAAAAACAATTTAAGTTTTGGTTATGTAGTTAATATGAATAATGGAGGTGCTTTAACTCCAGAACAAAAAGATAAAATAGAATTTAAGATAAAGCAGAAATTAACAGGCAGTAGTAATGCAGGTAATTTTATTTTAAGTTTTAACGATTCTAAAGATAATGAGGTTACTGTAATTCCTTTAAACACAAATGCAGAGGCACATCAGCAATGGGAATCTTTACAAAAGATAGCAAGCCAAAAAATCATATTATCACATGGTGCTTTTCCAGCCTTATTCGGTATGGAAACAGCGAATGGTTTTGCTAGTAATGCAGATGAATTAGATGTACAAAGTAAATTAGTACAAGATTATCAGATACAACCTATTCAAAATGAATTTATAGATGAATTAGCAACTATTTTAGAACTTACTAATTTAGAAACTGATTTAGTATTTATACCATTAAGAGAAACCTACAAAAGTACAGAAGAACCACAAGAAGATGTTGTAGATAATACAGTAGATGAAGAAGAAGTAGTTGGGGATAATGTAGAGTTATCAAGTCAAGGCATAGAGATTTTACTAAACAAAGGAGAAGATATAAACTATGAAGAATGGGATTTAGTAGATGATAGAAGATGTGATGAAATAACGTTAAAAGAAAGTGATTTAAACACCGTTTTTGAGTTTGCAAGTGTGCCTAAAACATCAGATAAAAAAAGCATACAAGACACGAGCCTTTTTAAAATACGTTATAGATATGCAGGCAATCTAAAAGGAGAAAGAGAATTTTGTAACAAACTGATATTAGCAAACAAACTATATAGAGCAGAAGATTTAGATGCAAATTACAATTATAATGAAGAATTAGCACCTAAAGATAGTGATAGTTATAACATCTTTAAATTCAAAGGTGGAGTTAATTGTAAACATTGGTGGCAACGTGTTATTTTCTTAAAGAAAGGAAACGAAAAAATTAGTGTTAATCAAGCAAAGAAAATGATTTTAGCACTTGAACCAGAAGATAGAAAAGATGCAAGATGGGAAAAGAATGATCCAAAAGTAGCACAAGTTGCAGAGGCTAAAAATAACTATTGGAGTTTAAAACCAAATTACAGAGATAGTGGTGTAACACCTATAAAAGAATAAAATACTTTTATATTTAAAAAAATAGACAAATTAAAAACAAATAATAAATAAAATGGGGACATTCATTAACAGACCAGAATTTGTAACAGAAGCATCAACAGTATCAGCAGGTGATACAGGATTATCACACGCCATTTATATCGGTGGTGCTGGTGATATAGAAGTTGTGCCAATAGGACAAACAACATCAGTTACATTTGTAGGCGTTGCAGCGGGTACTTTTTTACCAGTTGTAGTAAGTGAAATAAAAGCGGCAGGAACGACAGCGACTGACTTACTAAAACTATTATAGATGGGTATTGGATTTGGTTTATCTAGCAGGAATTGGTGGAGATCACAAGGTGGTGGTGGTGCAATACCTTCTTTTGCATTAAACTTCGCTACTATAAGTGATGACTTTACATTTACTCGTAGTTCATTTGCTACAAGAGTTAACGAGTTTGGTTTAATAGAAACTGTTACAGACTTAAGTGGTGAACTTATAACTAATGGTACTTTTGCAACAGATAGTGATTGGACTAAATTAAATGCTACTATAAGTGGTGGTAAAGGTAACTTAGATGGTTCAGGTGTTACATCTATGTTGTGGCAAGATATATTAACAAATACTAAAACGTATCAAGCAACTTTTACGGTATCTGACTATAATGGAATAGGTCAAGCAAGAATAATAAACTCAAACGGAG